AAGCATCTCAATAGCGCGGACAAATTCCGCCCTGGAATAAAGTGTGTGCAAAAGCCGGTGTTCCAGTTCCTTGTACTTCTCCGGGTCCTGGAGTACCCGAAATAAATTGACAAGATCTCCATGTATGTCATTATATATTTCAACTGGTGATGGCCTTCGGTCCCAAAGCATGGACGCTGCACCGCCGAACGGTTCGCAGTATATCTTTGTGTACGGAATCAATGGCCGAAGTTTCGCACGCATATTCCCCTTCCCACCATACCATTGAATAGGTGCACGCAATCTATCTGTCATTTTCTACCCTCTGTTCATTGAGATATTCTAGCAATTCCTGGTGATTTGCCTCGGCAAGCTCCTGGAGCGTGTCTTGTGAAAGCCTGGCATACCCGAGGAATTCTTGGCTCCAGATGAAAATAGGAACCCAGGCGCTGGAAATAACGGGGATATCGACGTCCAGATCAGGCGTGATGTAATAATCCTCGCCCTGGTACGTCAAAATGAGTTCATGCTCCGGTTCTTCGAGTAAAACCGGAGCGTAGGGCTCCAGTTTCGGGATGATCCAGGGGCGGACATCAGCAACACGATACCGTGCCACAATGACATCGCCACTTGCGCGAGCAAAAACGTATTTCCCGTCCGCGCTACAGTATTCGACATAGCCCATTTTGCCCGAGAATTTGCCATTTTCGGCAAGTTCAACGGGCTGATTCGGATGATAGGTCATGGCTTTGACTTCCCCCTTTCGGTTGTCTTTTTGGTTCCACGCACGATTGCCACCGATGATACACAGCCAAAATAGCGAAGTCAAGAAAAAAATTAACCGGGGTGGTTACCATGAAGGCGGCGCGTTATCTTAATAATTCCGGCAGCATAGGTGGTTTGTCCGCCCGGACGGCATGTTTTTCCGGCGGCGGGTTATGAAATTTTTTTCCGGGGGGCTCAAATTTTTTTGGGATTTCCTCTTGACACCGATACCCTTTCTGGGTAGCATGCCCGCATGAAACCGATAGCGCGACATCTCAAGAAAAACCGGATTAAGCGGCGGGAGTTCGCGGAAGCCCTCGGGATCACCACCCAACATCTCAACAACCTCTGTTGGAGGAAGGGCGTTAAGACCCCGGGGCCGAAACTGGCCGCCAAAATGGTTCAGGAGTTCGCCAAACGTGGTATTATGGTCACAATCGAAGAGCTTCTGTTCCCGGAAAACTACATGGACTAGCTTTTTGCGTGGGCGCTCTGTGGCTGGAGCGAAAAAATCGGCATCCTACCTTCCCCCCCCCTTGACCAACGCGCACATGCCGACCCACGCAAAACAATTTGTTCACTTCTTGAACGCGACCAAAAAAACAGCAGGAGGCGCATATCATGCCTGGGAGCGAGAATATGAATATCTGGACCAAAGGATCCGCAACCGTAATCACCGGAGACGCCCTGGAGGTGTTGCGGGGGCTGGAGACGGGGAGCGCGCACTGTTGCATAACATCGCCCCCTTATTACGGTCTGCGGGATTACGGACACCCGGGGCAATACGGGCTGGAGGATACGCCCGAGGCCTACGTGGCGCGCATGGTGGAAGTGTTCGCCGAGGTGCGCCGGGTGCTGCGGATAGATGGCACACTGTGGCTGAACATAGGAGATTCCTATAACAGCCGCCTAAACGGATCCCCGAACGGCATTGGCCGTCTCTATGGCCAAACCATGGACGACCCGGGATATGATCGGCCCTGCCGCGCGGCCACCACGCTGACGCGGCGGGTTTTTCCCGGCCTAAAACCCAAGGAACTAATGGGTATTCCCTGGCGGGTGGCGTTTGCCATTCAGGATGCTGGGTGGTTTCTGCGGCAGGATATCATCTGGCACAAGCCCAACCCCCTGCCTGAATCCGTTCGGGACCGGTGCACTAAGGCGCATGAGTACCTGTTCCTGCTTTCCAGGTCCCCGCAATACTATTTCGACCACGAGGCGATCAGGGAAAAAGCTTCGGTGGGAGACCATCCACATTTAAACAGGACGCGGAACAAGCGTAGCGTTTGGACGGTGCCCACGTATCCATACCCAAAGGCGCACTTCGCTACCTTCCCGCCCAAGCTGATAGAGCCTTGCATCCTGGCCGGGTGCCCGGAGGGCGGTGTGGTGCTGGACCCGTTTTGCGGAAGCGGGACCAGCGGTGCGGTGGCGGTAGAGCTTGGCCGGCGGTTCATAGGGGTCGAGCTGAATCCGGAGTACGTGGAGCTGGCTAAGGAGCGCATTGAGCCCGCCTTGATGAAGGGGTCCGGCGGACCGCTTTTTGCCGCGCAATGGATGGGGTAAAGAGGGAGGGAATATGGTTTCTTTCGCCATCACGGCATCTGTTTTCCTGGCCTTCGGTTACCTGTTGGGCCAGTTCGCAAGCTACAATCTATGGGAGGTTATCATGAGCACCAAAGCGGAAATCCTCGAAAACACCGCCGCCGAGCCGTGGGAAATGCCCTCGGAAAACCCACCGCCCAAAGACGGCACCTGGATTCTGGCCGTTTTCGAGCATAAATTTCATCCCAATGGACTTCCCGTTGTCGTGAAGTAGAGTAAGTGGGAAATGCCTGATGGAACAGAAATACCGACCGATGAGATAATAGAGGGCTGGACGGTGGTCGGAGGATTTCCTGGCGACATGGTAACTGGAGAGCCGGTCATGCGGTGGATAGGTGAGAGAATACTTCGACATTACAGGCTAAGCTAAGACCTTCTCATGGCTGACGGCTGGATAAAACTCTATCGGGCGATAGCAGACACGCCGGACTGGCAGCGGAGGCCATTTGACCGCGCCAGGGCGTGGGTGGACCTGCTATTAATGGCCGCATGGTGCGACACAGAAAGAGTTGTTCGTGGAATAACGGTAAAGATTCCAAGGGGATGCGCGGCCATGAGCGAGGTTGAACTCGCCAAAAAATGGGGCTGGAGCAGGGACCGCGTGAGGCGCACACTTAGTGCGTGGGAAATGAGACAGCAAATCGCACACCAAAAAAACAATGTAACCTCCTTAATTCACATCATAAATTATGAGAAGTACCAACAAGACGATACAGCAAACAATACACCAAACAAGACAGCAAACAAGACAGCAGAATCCGCCCTACCTCTAGATAAAGAATATAAGAATATATATATATCCTCTTCTAGCGAAGAGGATATATCTAGGCGCATAAATCCGAAAATCCCATCATGTCCTCATCAAAAAATCATATCTCTCTGGAATGAAACCATGCCGGAATTGCCCCAAACCAGGGAGTTCCCCGAACAGTTCAAAAAAATGCTTCGCTCCCGGTGGACGGAAAACCCTATCCGCCAAAACCTCGAATGGTGGCGCGAATACTTCACCTTTATCCGCCAAAGTCCGTTTCTCATGGGCCAGAAGAACGAATTTTGCGCCACCCTGGAATGGGTTATCCGGCCATCGAACATGGCTAAAATCCTCAACGGAAACTACCACAAAAACACGAATGGGAAACTAAACCTGAATGACGCCCAGGCAAATGTTCTTGAATGGCTGAAACGCAAAAAAGAAGGGCGGTATGACAATGGACAAGGATGAAGCGTTTGCCATTGAACTGTTCAATTTGGCCAAAATTTTCCCGGCCCACGCGCCGGACGCCGACGCCATCGAAGCATACCGCAGGGCCCTTGACTGCCTAAGCGCAGAAGACCTGCGGCGGGCATCTAATGTCCTCGCCAGAACGCGAACCTATCCTACCTTCCCGCGCCCTGCCGAAATCCTGGAAGCCGCTCTCGGGAGCAAGAATAATCTTAGAGATAACGAGTGGCTTGCCTTGCTGGATGATATGAAATCCAAATGCCGGCATTGCGAAGGGCGAGGATATATCAGGGAATGGAAGGGCGAGCCGTACCCAAAAGACTATACAGAAACCTTGAATTGTCCTTACTGCGAAAATGGATACCCTATCGAACTCGGGGAAAAATATACGCAGGCTGCAAAAAGCGCCGTGCGCGCAATGGGCGGGTTGTCCGTTTTGCGGTCTTTTGATAACAATGAATTGTTCCGCTATGGATACCCGCGGTTTCGCAGCCTGTGGGACAGCTACAGCGAGGTTACGCAACCGAAACTTCTTGACGCCGCGAGGGCGCTTCTGCTCCCGGAGGAATAGAAAATGAACAAAGTTTTTCTCGTCGGCAGGCTTGGCGCCGACCCCGAATTGGCGTATACCGGAAAAGGATTAGCGATAACCACGCTTTCCCTTGCGACGCGGGACCCGAGCAAAGCCTGGGACAAAAAAACAGAATGGCATAGGGTTGTCGTATTCGGCAAATTGGCCGAAGCCGCCGCGACGCATTTGATTAAGGGGCAGGAGGTGTGTGTTGAGGGAAAATTGCATTCAAATACCTGGAAAACCGAGGATGGCAAAAACCGAAAAAGAGTCGAGATAATAGCATCAAGCATCGAGTTTTTGAGCGGAGGCAAAATCAACCTGCCTGATAACCCTGATAACGAGAAAGAAGAAGGAGGTGGAAATGACCCTCCATTTTGATAAACAGACAGAGCGTCAGAAAAAGAAGAAAAAAGAAGCACTACGTGAACTCAAGCGCCAATATAGGGAGGATATTACGCAACAAGAATCAAAGCGAATTATCCCCAAAAAGCCGCGCTATGACGAAGTATTTTTCAAAGGCTTGGAATGGCTTGATAGTTTAGCCGGGAAACCCATTCCCGCGGACCAGAAAAAGGTTTTTGATATCGTCATCCCCGGCACGATCCGAAGCAAGAAAAACTCGAAACGGATCATTTGACGCGGCAGGTTCCCGAAAGTGCTTCCGTCGGAAGCATACCAGAGATGGGAAAGGGCGGCCGCATCCGCGCTTGTCGGGCTCAAACCAGTTGCTGAACCCGTCCACGTCTTGGCCACGATTTATTACAGGGGCCGCCGGCCGGACCTGTCTGGGGCTCTGGAATCCATAGGGGATTGCCTTGAAGGGATTTGCTGGGAAAACGATGGGCAAATTGTTTCATGGGATGGATCGCGGTTGCATCATGACCCAAAAAATCCGCGGACCAGGGTAGAAGTGTTTTCGGTCGATTCCCGCACCATTTCATGCGGCACTCCCGCACCTTGTCAAATCTGATAAGGAGGGAAAATGCGATACATGACCACAAGGGAGCTTGCCAAACGCGCTGGCATCTCCCCCCAGGCTGTACGCTGGGCATGTAGCACAGGCAAGCTCGCGGGCGCGAAGAAAATAAAGGGCGCATGGCAAATACCATGGCCCGTTGCGATCCGGCGCATCCGGCATTCGCAGGAATGGCACCGGTATCCATTCTGGCTTGAAATGGTTCGCGCAATCTGCCTCAATTCTCCTGAGGACAAATTCATCAATCATGAACTCAGGAATGATGCGAGAATCAAAACTCCGCGCCGCCGGGAATCTTGAAGCGCATTCCCGCACCATGCTTTATTCCTCGTCTTCGTCTACGATATGCGCCATTATGGCGACCTGTCGACCGTCTTCAAAGTTAAAAACGAGGACCTGTCCGTTAGTTCTAACCTCCACGTTTTCAGGGCCGCGCATGGAAAAGGCATCTTTCAGATACCCAAGCTGAAAACTAACTTTTCCCCATGGCATCCTCCGGCATTCCGGCCCGTTTTTAAGCCCTGTAGGGGTCCATTCCCGAAAATCAACCCGTCCAGAAAATATCAGGCGAAGGCTATGCTTGGTTGCCTCTTCCCATTGTTCAATTATGGAATCTGTATGGCGTTGTATGGTAGGATCGTCTGGCGGCACTTCCCCAAGAAACGTCAGAGCTTTGTCGTAGTAACCCTTTTGCAAGCTAGTTGGGCAACGATGAATTCTGTGACGATCAGTGGCAAAAAAAGTTTTGCCGTTGGAATATCCATATTTTAGAAAGATTTTTGGTTCATTTCGAAGCCGGTAAAAAGTAGGCATACAGGCTTACGAAGATTTCAAAGATTTCTTTGTCGAACTCACACATGGTGGCCAGAACCTTGATAAGCTCAAAAGCTTCTTCTTTCTTGGGTTTGGACTTGTAAACGGCCTGCATAGCTATGGTCTGTACTCTATCCATGGTTTTCCCCTTTCCTTTCATTCCCGCACCGTGTCAGTGCCGGTTTGCAGGACGTTTGATAGTTGGTCCAGACAGACCATAGCTTCGGGCAGGCTTTGGGCCAGGACTCCGGCCCGGCAACAACACGTTGCGTCCACTAGCCAGACTTGGCGGCATCCGTCGATGACAACCCCCATTTTCCTTGTCGCTCCGTTGTAACCATCCTGCACCACCACCCATCGTCCGTTGCGTTTTGCGTGCCGTAATGCGTCAGCGTGTTTCATGGTTTTCTCTCCTGTTACCGGTTTTAGCTCGGCCTGGAACTACTAGGTATCAGTCGTCTTCGCTGGCATTGATCGCGGCGGTAAAAGCGTCAACGATGTTTTCGTATTTCTCGTTCATTTCCCGCTCCCTTCCGTATGATTGTCATGATTGGTCTGAGAAATTGCGGCCAACCGCTCTTTGGTCCGGGCCAGCGACGCCCGGACGGCATCCATGTTGGTCTGGTTGGTTTTTTCTTTCATGATCCCTCCCCTTGCTGTGGCTGCCATCATCAGCGAGCAGGAACCACCCTGCCCGGACCGGGCTGGAGCCCGGTTTCGGCTTAGATTATTAACATATCCGCGATGGCCTGGGCGTTTTTCGCCACGTCCTGCTCGTCTTTGATGCTGTCGCCCGCCGCGCCCTGCAGGATGTCCGCCAGGCGAATCACCACCTGGTGGTCACGCCCGTAGTCACTCCATGAGACGTCGTTCAGGTTCGGCCCCGCCACGATCTCTAACTCGCCGTCATCCTCCCACCGAACCAGCACCGGATCCATGTAGCCGCATTCCGCCAATTCCTCGATGTCTGCCGCCATGATTTTTTTCGCCTCGCTCATTTTCCTGCTCCTTTCGTTGGCTGCCATCATCAGGCCCTGGGCACCACCCCAGGACGACCGGGGCAAGCCCCGGTTTCGGCTTATTGGCGGGGGCAGGAACCCTCGCCGAGTAAATATGCCTGCCGGGCATGCTCGATGGCTGCCCGCAGGCACTCTTCGGCCCTGTTGTTCCGAAGATATCCCGCAATGTTGTTCAGGTAATGCTGATGCTTGATTTCCGCCATGGTGCCATGCCTGGTGGCCGTGGTTTTTTCGCTTTTCATTTTCCCTCCCCTTTCGCTGTGGCCCGCGATGGGCCGTTATTATTTGACACGCAAGATACACCCTCAAAAAACCCGTGTCAAGGAAAAAATTAACCCACCCGATTATTTTTTTTCACACGGCCCACAAACACGCCAAAACGCAGGAATAACAAGGCTATGCATGACCAGGCAACGCTCCGGGCCAGGCCCAAACCCCCACGATCCGCCCCAAAAACACCAAAAAATATAACCCAATGAATCCGTATGGACATTTATTGATTTGAACTTGTAAGTATTCCTTACAAGTTGCCTCCTCGGACAATTCGCCATCGTGGTCTGGTAGAGCTCTGCAATAAGGTGTTGCGTCAGCCAGACGGTCTCACCCTCCAGCAGCACCCGAATGCGGCCGCCGCCGAGCAACCAGGCAGGCCGAGGTGATAACGCCCAGCACTACCAAACCCCACCCAACCCCGCAAACCCGCAACCAGCACCACCCCACCACCAGCCCCAGCAATATAGCTATATGATATATTACCAAGTCTAACATCATAACCATGTCTAACTATATTATATTTAATATATTATATTCTAGTGTTATTTTAAGTTCAGTCCTATTAACTATATTCTAACACTATTACCATCAGTGAAGCCTATAAATTCTATAGATAGATTTAATTGGATTAATAGCTTTTATCTCCGCCCGCACGTTCAGCCCGACCCCTTCGGGCGGGCCCTGCCCGGCCGTCATATAATTACATATAATTTAACTTATTGATATTCCAGCAAATCCAAAAAAGTTTACATATTGTATGTTATCGGTACGTTCTCCATCCAGGGCCGGGGCGGCTGCGCCGGCTTTGCTCTAGGGAAGTATTGCCAATGATTTCAATAACTTAACCACAGGGGTCCCATGAGGAGAGGGGACCCCGGGGGGAGGGGTTCTTTGGGTCCCATGCGCCGGTCGGGATATTATCATGTCCCTCCGCCGTGTATCGGTTTTGTGAATGATTTTTATTGACAAAGTTGATTAGGCTGGTATGGTGGTGTTTAGTAGTGGACTTTTATCTGGAGTATGCGATGGGTTGGTCTATTCGGCTTTATCCCTATTATCCGGCGCCGGAGGATTTTGAGTTAGCGGTGAAGGATTATTTTGAGCATTGTCGTCGAGGGGAGATGCGTCCTTGCGGTGTTGGGGATGATGGGGTTGAGCGTGAGGAATGGGTTCCGATTGTTCCGACGTTGGCGGGGCTGGCGGATCATATCGGGTTTTCGTCGTATGCGACGTTATTGAATTACGCGAAGCGAGGCCCGAAGTATTTGGAGGTAGTTGAATGGGCGAGGAACGAGATTGAGAATGATTTGATTCGCGGAGCGAGTTTGGGGTTGTATCGTCCTGAGGTATCGAAATTGCGGCTGATGCGTGATTATGGATATACGTCGGTTTCGGAGCAGCGGAAGCCGGACAGTGTGAAGGAGCTGACGGACGAGGCGTTAGCCTTGGAGTTGAAGGAACGGTTGTCGCGGCTTTCCGGTGTTGTTGATTTGCGTGATGTCGTTTCGGTGGTCGAGGTTGTGGGTGCTCTTCCCGAGGCGGACAAGGAGGGAGGCGGCAATGCCTGACATTGATGATCGGGAGAGGGTGCTTGAGTTATTGGAGGAAGCGGAGCGCCGGAAGATTCTTTCGGATCGTGAATATCGAATCAACACGATTTACAAGATATTAAACAGTGACGGCGAGTGTATTCCTTTTCGGCGGAATTTTGTGCAGCGTGATTTCAATCGGAATCGTCATGGTTTTGATTTGGTGCTGAAGGCGCGGCAGCATGGCTTCACCACGGACATTTGCATTGATTTTTTGGATGATGCGTTGTTCACGCCGAATTTACGGGTGGCGCACATTGCTCACACCAAGGAGGATGTCGGCAGGATTTTCAATGACAAGGTGAAGTTTGCGTATGATCATTTGCCGCAGTGGGTGAAGGACATGAATCCTGCGGAGAACAATTCCCGGTATGAGCTTTCGTTCAAGAACGGGTCCCATATTCGTGTTGGGATGAGTTTCCGGTCCGGCACGATACAGCGGCTGCATATTTCCGAATATGGGAAAATTTGCGCCAAGTATCCTGAGAAGGCGCGGGAGGTTCGTACCGGTGCGCTGAACACGGTGCATCGCGGGCAGAAGATTATCATCGAGTCCACGGCCGAGGGGCGCGACGGGCATTTTTATCAGCTTTGCCAGTCCGGGATGAGCAACCAGAACAGCGGCAGACGGCTTCCATTTTTATCCCTGGTGGCTGTGTGAGGGGTACTCCATGCCGCCGGAGGGGGTGTTTATCCCGCCGGAGATCGAGGAATATTTTGACGAACTGAGTCAGAATGAATGGTTCAGGGCTCAGGGGGTTGAGCTGACCGGCGGCCAAAAGGCGTGGTACGCAAAGAAGTATGAGACGCAGCAGGATGACATGAAGCGCGAGTTTCCTTCAACGCCGGAAGAGGCGTTCGAGGAAGCGCTGATCGGGGCGTATTACAGCAAGCAGCTTGCCAAGGCGGAGAAGGAGGGTCGTATCGGCGAACTGCCGATAAGCGAGGCGCAGGTGCATACGGCGTGGGACCTCGGCGTAGGCAGCCACGACACCACGGCCATTTGGTTTTTCCAGGTAAACGGGCCGTGGATTGATATTATCGACTATTTCGAGGACAACGAGGGCGATTTGGCGTATATCGCCAGCGAGATCGAGAGCCGGGGATATCGGATCGGCGGGCATTATCCGCCCCATGATATCAAGAAACGTGACCGGATTACCGGGAAAAACGACCTTGAGCGTGCGCTCGGATTCCCCGGTGTGAGGATATCGCCCAGGATATCGGTGAGGTCCGGGCGAAGTTCCATATGTTCAGGTTCGACGAGAGGCGATGCCATAAGGGCCTCCAGGCGCTTCGCAATTATCGCAAGGAATGGGATTCAAAGAACGGCTGTTTCAAGAGGCGGCCGGTGCATAACTGGGCGTCTCACGGCGCGGATGCGTTGCGGACCCTGGCCCATGCCGTTGACCTCGTGAACAGGCCGAAGCGGCCCAGGAGCGGCGCCGGCGGGACCATCAGTCTTGGTCGGGTGGCGCATATCGGCGGAAATCACAACCTTTGGATGGCTTCTTAAATGGCTGATAAGACCCAGGAAGAACTGCTCGAAATCGCGCGCAAGCGATTCGCCGCGGCATATGATTTTGACCGTGATGAGCGCGAAAAGGCGCGTGATGACCTGTTTTTCGGCACGGATTACGACGGCGCGCAGTGGCCGGAGGAAATCAGGTCGCAGCGCGAGCAGTCCAAGGCCCCGCGGCCGTGCCTGACCATCAACAAGATTCCGGAAAAAATCGACGTGGTGAAGGGTGATTTTGTGCAGTCGGAACCCAAAATCCGCGTTTTGCCTGTCGATTCCAACGCCGACCCGATTGTGGCGGAGATTTTGGGCGGTCTTATCCGGCATATCGAGTATGACAGCGCCGCGAAGGCCATCTATGAGAACGCCTATACGCATGTTTTGTACTGCGGCAGGGGCGCATGGAGGATAAACACAAAAGAAGCCGTTGATGATTGGTTCTCGAAAGACTTGTGCATAGAACCGATTCCGAATGTTTTCTCTGTTTTCGTTGATCCAATGGCGAAAAAGTTGGATATCAGCGACGCAAAGTATATTTTTGTAACCGAAACGATTAAAGCAAAGGAATTCAGGGAAAAATATGGCGAAGAAATAGATTTCAGCGGGTGGGAAACCGAGAATGAGGACTTTACTTATTGGCGAAACCCGGATGAATCCGTCAGAATTGCCGAATACTGGTTCAAGAAAGAGGAAGAAAAGCAGGTTTTTCTTGTCAGGAGGATGGTAAATGACCAGGAAGTGGTGATGTCTGTGGATGAAAATGGTTTAAATGAGCTCACAGACAGAATCGAAGAAGAAAAAACCATCAAAACGCATACCGTTTACTGGATGAAAATGACGGCGGACCGCGTTCTGGAAGGTCCCGTCAAGTGGCCGGGCAAATATATTCCCATTGTCATGGCGTTCGGCAAGCGCGTGAACATAGACGGCAGATATGTTTACCGCGGCATGGTCCGGCCCAGCAAGGACGCCATGCGGATGTACAACTATTGGTCGTCTTCCATCGCCGAACAGGTGGCGTTGCAGCCGAAAGCGCCGTATATCGTCACACAGAAAATGGTCGAGGGATATGAAGACCTTTGGGACGGCATCGCCACCAATAACTTCCCTTATCTGGTTTACAATCCTGACCCGAGCGGGCTTGTGCCCAGACGCGAGCCCCCGCCGCAGATGTCTACCGGCATGATGAACGAGCTCGCCCGGCTCGAGCATGACCTGATGACCACCATGGGGATTTATCATGCGTCATTGGGCGACGCCGGCGCGGAAAAATCGGGAAGGGCGATTATCGCCAGGCAGAAACAGGGCAACCTCGGTACGGCCGAATTTATGTCGAATTTCATTCTGGCGATGACGTATTCCGGCAAAATCCTGGTTGACCTGATTCCTCATGTCTACGACACCGAAAGGATTATCCGGGTACGTGGCAATGACGGAAAGGAAAGAAACATCCCGATCAATGCTTTACCTGGATCAAATATCTGGACGGACCAGCGGCTTGCCGGCCTCGAACCATCGCAGGTAACGCAAATTGGCGATTATATTAACGATCTTTCGGTCGGCAAATATGACGTCAGGATTTCTATCGGGCCGACTTCGGAAACCCAGCGCCATGACAGGTTGATGATGCTTCTCGAACTTGCGCGTGACGTTCCGGGCGTGGGCCAGGTTATTCCCGACCTGATCGCCAAGAGCATCGACATGCCAGGCGCTGATGAGCTTTACGAACGGCTGAAAAAGCTTGTGCCTCCGGCTATTCGTGGTCTGGACAAGGGCGAGATGCCGCCGCCTCCGCCTCCGCCCGACCCTGAAATTGTTCTCAAGGAGCGCAAGCAGCAGCTTGAAGAGGCGAAGCTTCAATACAACATGGCGCACAGGGAACGCGAGCAACAGCGCAAGGAATTTGAGGCGATGACCGAACGCATGGCGGCGCAGTTCCAGGCCATGCTTGATTTGGCGAAAGCGCAGGCCGAACAAAGCAGGGCGGATATGAACGAACTGAAGACCATCGTTGAAACCACTCTCGCAAAACAAGGCAAGGAAAAGGTGGGCTAAATGGAAAATCCGAAAATCCAAGAATTTCTTGTGTTTAACGGAGAAGAGGTGGCCGCCGGCGGCTCCCTCATCAGCAAGGCGTTTCCCTTGGTGAACATCCAGGGGTATTTCAGCCTGAAAGCCGCTGTTTCCGGAGACGGCACGGTGAAGTTTGAATACATGCTGTCTTTCGGAGATGACGATTTCATCACGTTTTCCGACACGTTGGACGTGATTGCGTCCGGAATCACGAAAACGAGCGGGCCAGGGTCGGACGGGAAGGATATTTATCCCTTTTCTCCGCCGCTTGCCTCGCAAATCAAAATCAAGGTCACGGAAACCGGGGCGTCCAACGCCGCCACGGTGACCGCGTATTTGGGCGTGCAATGATAGACAAATTCGGTTCTCAACCATGGGCTGACGCGTATCCCTGGGCCGATCTGCCGCCTTTCGGCTATTTGCCGGTATTGTATTGGGATTTTTCCGAAATGGGAGTCATGCCGAGCTGGTTGATTCACAATGGGTTCACTGTCACAGACGGTGAAGCCCATGCCAACCCCTCCCTCGGTTCGGAGCTTATCGCCAACACGGATGCCGAATCCGGCGTATCCCCATGGATTGCCGTTGGAGCTGGAGCGGATATCACCACCGACGCGGACGCGCACAGCGGGGCGGCGGCGTTCAAGGTGACGCGGGGACAGTATAACAGCGCTGCCAGGCCGAATCCGGATGCCGGAATAACCGGCGGGGCCATTATCCAGCTTACCGGCTGGTGTAAAAAGTCGACCGGGGCGGACCGCGTCGGTTTAGGTCTGTATGACGGCGTTACTTCACAGCGAGAAACATGGATATCTGACGGCTCGGATTATGAACAGGTGTCGGTATTCAAGATTACTAGCGCTTCGGCGACATATGCGCGGCCGTACATGCTGGTGGGGAATGATTCTGGCGATATCGGCCTGTTCGACGACCTGAGCATGAAACAAATCACCACCGCTGATTGTTTCGCTCTGGTCAAGCGCAAGAACGTGTATTCCGTCAAATCCGTGGCGACTTCATACGGCGGAGGATTCGCTGCTGTTGTCGCCTATCTCGACGACCGCACCAATCCGCAAAACGGACTGATGGCTTTGTATGACCGGCCGCAGGGCGCGGTGGTTTTCAGACAATTGCTCAATGGGGATCTCTTGACGCTTGTCGGCGTTGTGAAGGCATACGTACCCGGAGCGGCCATTGAAATCCGCCGCGTTGGGGCGGATTCATACGCGGTGTTTTATAACGAGGAACAGGTGGGGGATGCCCAAACCGTATCAGGACTCACCGGCGAGTGGGCCGGGTTTTTTTCCACGGACTCGCTTTCGAAATTTGCGGACTTGGAGATACGATGATCACTGCTACTGTAATCGCGCGGACTGTGGCTGACGGAAATCCGGACCTGCCCAATGAAATGAACGGTGACCCGCCCCTGTTCGCTGGCGAGGATACCGGCTGGTGGCGGTTGGATGTCGTGGACGATGGAATCAAAATCCATGTGTGTTGTCCACAAGACACGCTGGATCACATGGTGGCGGCCGGGCGCTGGAAAAAGGTGACTTGATGGTTGTTGGCATGGACAAGGTTATAAACGGGCTTTTTCCTACCGGGAAGGCCGGTAGCTGTTTCACCATCATGGTGCTTTGATGTTAACTGGCCGGTATTGCCGGCCGCTTCCCTACTTGTGGGGTTCACAAGGCGTTTTCTCCGAAAGGAGCGGGACAGATGGATGAGGAAAAGAGCACAGGGATCGAACTGCAAGACCAGCCGCAGGAAGACGAACTGGAAGGTTCGGCGCCTTCCGAAGACCCGGACGCCATTTCGGCTGAAGGGGAAGAGGGAAACGAAGAACCCGGGGAGGAACCGCTTGACCAGGAAGGAGAGGACCAGAAGCAGGAGGAGGGAAAGAAGCAGCAGATGGTCCCCATCAAGCGGTTCAAGGAAATCTACAAACGTATGGGGCAGGCTGAGCGGATGGCTGCCGAACTGGAACGCAAGCTCCAGGAAACGCAGCAGCAGCGGCAGCAAAGCCATGATCCTCCACGGCAGAAGCCGAAACTTGAGGATTTTGACAGCGAGGAAGAGTATTTCGACGCGGTAAGCGCCTATAACGCCGAGCGGTATTTTCAGAAGCTTCAGCGGGAACAGCAGGAACAGGTCGAGGCGCGCAAGCGCCAGGAAGCGCATGAAAAGTTTTTGGAAAAGGTTTGGGAGGACGCGGCCACCATCCATGACTTTGACGAGGTGGTCATGAAGAATCCCGCCGCGCCGCTTCCCGATGAACTTCTCGCCGTTGTACGGGAAGGAGAATTCGACCATCCCGCCAGGCTTCTGCATTATCTCGCGAAAAACGAAGACGAAGGATACCGCGTGGCGTCCATGGCGAAGCGCAATCCCTTTGCCGCCGCCCGCATGCTGAGCGACATCAGCCACAAGCTCAAAGCGCCCCCTCGGACAAAAACCAACGCTCCTGATCCGGTGAAATCGGCCGCAGGGAACGACACCATGAAGGGATTCGATCCCGAAACGGCCGACATGGAATCTTACTTAGCATGGAGTGAGAAACGGGAGCGGAGCAAACGAGGCCCCCTGTGATTCCGGGGGCTGAATCCTGGAGGGAATAACAAATGGCGAACACGTTTGTCACTCCTAGCATCATTGCCAAGGAGGCCATCAAGGAACTGATCAATGAATGCGTGTCGTTGCGGCTCGTGCATCGCGCGCATGAGAGTGATTTCAAGAAAACCTATAACGGCTATAAGCCGGGTGAAACCATCTCCGTGAAGGCTCCGGTCTATTTCCGCGTGCGTAGCGGTCTCACCTTCAGCGCAGTCGACCTGCGTGAAGAAGACGTGAGCATAACCATCAACGACGGGTACGGCGTGGATTACCAGCTCGGGGCCAGGGAGCTGACCCTTGAGGCTGCGAGCGAGCGGTACATCAAACCCGCCATGCAGGCCATTGCGGAACATCTCGACCGGGATATATTCGGACACTACAAGTATATCCCCAACCAGGTCGGCACTCCCGGAACTACGCCCTCGAAGCTTTCGACGTATTTCGATGCGTGGGCGCTGCTTTCCGAGCACGCCGTTCCCGTCACGAACCGGAACCTGGTCATTGACCCCAGGGCCAAGGCCAAGATTCAGGGTCAGTACCAGGCGCTTGCCAGCGATGACCTGGTGAAGAGCGCCGTGCAGAAGGCCCAGGTCGGCAATGTCGCCGGATTCGATACCTATGAATCCAACAACCTGTCGCGGCATGTCGTGGGAACCTGGGCGGGCGGCACTATTCTGGTCAACGGCGCGGTGTCGGACGGCGATTCCACCATTGGCGTGGATGGCGGTACCGAAGCCTTGACTATCAAGGCTGGCGATATTTTCACCATCGCCAATGTGAATGCCGTGAATCCCGGTTCCGGTGTGTCCACCGGCCAGCTGCGCCAGTTTGTGGCTACCGAGGACGTGACTTTTACCGACCTCGGCGGCGGCAACTATGGCGATGCGGCCTTTACCTGCATCCCCGGCGATGCTCCGTGGACCATTTACGGGCCGGATGCCAGCTCCAAGTATCTGCCCTACCAGAATGTGTCTGCGCTGCCGGCGAACGACGCTGCGGTTACCGTCGCCGGCGCTCCCGGCGCTTCGGGGCCTGTCGGGCTTGCGTTTCACAAAAACGCGATCGCCCTGGTCATGGTGCCCATCGAGGTCGGCCCGGCGTACAGCAAGGCCGAATCTCACGTTGAATCCTACAAAGGGGTCACGATTCGGGTGACGCAGTACAAGCATGGCGACACTCTCAGCCAGAAAATCCGGTTTGATGTGCTGTATGGCATCAAGGTGCTGAATCCGTTCATGGCCTGTCGGATCGCCGGTTAAAAACCATAGGACTCAAAAGCCAAAGGAGGTTTAATATGAAAAGCAACAGGTTTTTCAAGCTTGTGCTTTTCGTTGCGCTCCTGGCGCTGCCTTCTATGGTTTTCGCCGGGATCAGCGACAGGTTTTCCGACATCAACCTCACAGACGATAATTACATCGAGTTCCCCGAGATTTCCGATCCGCCCGGCGACCCCGACAAAGATACGGGCCGCTTGTTCGTCAAGGACAATGCCGGGACCACGGACCTCTATTTCGAGGACGACGGCGGAACGGTAACCAACCTGACTACCGGCGGTACCGGAGGGAATACCCTGGATGAAGCGTATGACCAGGGTGGAGCCGGGGCCGGTGGGAAAATCAACGCCAGTGACGGCGTTGTGGAAATCGAGGTGCCCGACACGAGCGGGAATGGCGCGTTGTTGTTGGACATGAACGATTCGTCCAACAATCCAAATGTGCTGACCATCACCAATGACGGCAGCGGCGCGGACATCACGGCTCCCGGGTTTTCTTTGACTTCCGGGGCGATTACCGCGGTAAGCGCGGCATTGTCCGGCGACATCACGCTGGACGACGGAAGTGGAGCAAGCCCGAAAATCACTTTCACGGATGAAACCGACGAAACCGCGGTCATGCAGAAAGCGGATTCCGGGTATTTGCAGCTTACCACGCTTGCGGCTGATGGTTTGCACATTTTTACCGGCAATCTCAAGGTCGGCAACGGCACTCCCGGCCAGACCATCGACGGCGAGGACGCCTATATCGAGGGCTTGCTCGAAGTGGATGGCGCTGTTGATTTCGGCGGCACCCTGGCTGTCGCCGGGGCGGTTACGGTAGACTCGTTTACCGTGACCAACGCCACCGTTTTGTCGGGGACCGTGGCCTTGTCCGAAGATGTTTCGGCGACGTTCGCCGCGGACGAGGAAATCACCATCGACGCCGCCACCACGGACAATACCAACACGGATGGCGTCATTGACCTGAACTTCGATTCCATCACCAATGGAGGCGATGCGGTCAATGTGAAGGCCACGATGGTCGCCGGCGGGTCCGGCAGCGAGGTCATTACCGGCGTGTTGGTGGACTTGGATGATGATTCGGACGCCGCCGGAACTCTTCGCGGAACAAGCGTTGTTGTGTCCGATGGTACCGGATCGTCTTCCATTCAGGCGTTTTATACTTCCGGCGCGGATATCGCGTTCCAGGCGGATAACGGTTATCTGCGGATTGGAACCGGGTCCTCGCCCGATGTTACGCCTGGCGACGATGACGCCTTCATCGAGGGCACGCTCGAGGTGGATGGGGCCGCCCGGCTCGACGGCGCGGTTGACCTGAATTCCACGCTTGATGTTTCCGGAACCCTATCCGGCGCGGATGCCGCGTTTTCTTCCACTGTGACCGCCAATAGTTTGGCCGTGACTACCACGGCCACTATCACCGGCGGCCTGAACGTGGATGAAGATGTGGACATCGACCTTGACGCGAACGACGAGGAAGTCAGCGTTGTTTCGACGGCTGCCGACTATACCACCGGATCGGGCGTTGTCACCGTTTATGATGATTCTACCGGCCAGAGCAACGCCAGCTACTTGCTGCGGCTGGCCCGCGAAGCTGATGGAGACGCGCAGGATAATTTCATCTTGTGCGAAGACAACAGCGACGGCTCTGCCGGAAACGGTGATGATATGTTCAAGGTCGATACCGGCGGCGAAGTAACCACTGCCGGGTCTATCAACGCCGGCGGGTTTTTCAACGCCACGGCGGATACCGAAGTCACCATTTCGGGCGGCGCCATTACCGTCACGAAGTCTTTCCACAATGTGGATACCGAAAACGACGACGCGACCGATAACCTGGAAACCATCAACGGCGGTACGGATGGCGATATCCTCGTTCTGAAGCCGAACGATACCGGCCGGACTGTCGTGGTGAAGAACGGAGTCGGAAACATTATCTGTGGGGCTGACATTCCCATGGATAATGTCAACGATACCGTGACGCTCATTAACGGCGGGACGAACTGGTTGCTGCTGTCCAGCTCGGACAATGGGTCTTAATAGGTAACGGAATGGGGCATTTCGCCCCATCCCACCATCGGAAAGGAGGTAAAAGTGGGCACCCTCAAACGGCCTGAATATCCCAAACACATTCATCCCGATTGGCCTGACACGTCCAGGTTTATCGTGGTCAATGACGAGAAGGAAGAAAAGCGCGTTCTGGCCGAGCTGAAGAAGGAGAAGAAGGCCAGAGAAAAGGAAACGGTGTAGGACATGACGCCGAACGAACTGATAGAAAGCGCCTTAATGAAAATCGGTGTGCTGGGTGTTGGTGAAAGCGCAACCGGTGACCAGGTAAGCCACGCGCTCAGGGCATTGAACGCCATGCTCAAGCGGTGGCAACAGGATAATTTGGCCGCGTTGGCCACGACCCGCGAGACGTTTTCTTTGACAGCGGGAACGGCCGAATACACTATCGGTTCGTCCGGCGATTTCGACACCACAAGACCTGTCTCTATCGAAGGGGCCTACCTGACGGACAGCACGATTTCGTATCCATTGGATCTGATATCCCTGCGGGATTACCGCGAGATTGAAGACAAGGATACGGAATCTATCCCGACGGCCATGGTGTATATCCCTGAAAATCCTTTGGGGATACTCATTTTTTGGCCTGTTCCTGATACCGGCTACACTTTGAATCTGCATTCCATCAAGCCGTTTGCTGATATCACAGTCGCCGATATCGGGACGGATATGAGTCTTCCGGAAGGCTGGGACGAGGCCCTTATCTACAACCTGGCGACGCGGCTGGGGGAAGATTATGGAGTTCCCCCGGCCGCGTCCATCTTCGCCAGGGCCGCGGACGACCTTGACGCGATCAAACGCAACAACATGGCCAGGAGGGTAAGCGAAGTCGGCTTTGACTTCCCTGTCTTTAACACATGAAGAACTTTCCGCTCATATCAGGCGGCGCGCTGGAATATAACTACCCGATAAATTTATATTTCCAGCCGCAATATTTCGAGGGCCGCGACGCCATGCGGCACACCCCCGGTCTTTCGTTGTGGAAGGAGCTGGATAGTTCTTTAGGAATCCGCGGCGCGGTGACAAACACGATATCCGGCACGGAATATTTGTATGTCGTCTCGGGGAAAAAGGTCTACCGGTTGAGTACCGCAGGCGTTTCGACCGAAATCACGGGCACCCTGGACACGAAAACCGGCCATGTCAGCATGGAAAAGAACGCCAATTATATTGTGATTGTCGATGGGTCCAAGTTATATTACATTTCCGGGACCACTCTTTCCTTAGCGAGCTTGCCGGCCGGCGTGACGCCTGGAACGGTGACGTACATTGATTCCTATTTTGTGATAAACGATATAAATACCGGAAAATTTTATGTTTCCGGGCAGGATGACCCGACTTCGTGGGATTCTTTGGATTTCGCCACGGCTGAAGCGCATCCTGATGACCTGGTCGCCGTACATGCGGATGCGGGCGAATTGTTTCTATTCGGCCGCGACACCATAGAAATTTATTACAACAGCGGGCTCGCGGACTTCCCTTTTGCGAGAATCGGCGGCGCTGTCATTGATTCCGGGATCAAATCGAAAGATTCTATAGCAACTATAGACAATCTTATTTATTACCTCGCCAATGACAACACGGTAAAAGTAATCAGCAAATACAGCCCGCAGGTTATCAGCCCGCCCGCTCTATCCCAGCAAATAAACGAGCTCCAGGACACCTCTGACGCTATCGGCATGGCGTATAAACAAAACGGCAATGCTTTTTATGTCCTAACGTTTCCTACCGGCGACACTACATTCGTTTTCAACGCCACAACCGGGCGATGGCATAAATGGTTATGGAGAAATACGAGGAACAAGCTTCACAGGCACAGGGCCGGCGCAATCGTTACTTTTGACGGCCAAATCATAGCCGGTGATCATACTTACGGCCGTTTGTATAAGGTCGAGGATGATGTTTACACCGACAATAACGAGATCATACGCCGGCAATTGACCGCCCCGATTGTCATCGGAGGGCGTGAGAGAATCATTGTCAATCGTGTTGAAATTGAAATGAAAACCGGCGTCGGATTGGCTTCCGGGCAGGGTTCCGATCCGGTCGTATACATGCAGAAATCAAATGACGGCGGGCGGTCTTGGTCGAATGAACGGGAAGGGAAATTCGGTGTTCTCGGCCAATACAACGCCCGCGTATACTGGGACAGATGCGGGGCTGGAAGAACCTGGATGATAAGATTTTCGATGAGCGACCCTGTCGAGGTGGCGTTTTTTGACCCTCTGTGGGCGCGGTATGACGTCTGTAGGCATTAAATGGGAAGCACCCTCATCCAAATACCCCAGGGGGTTTTGAGGCGCGTAGCGGACGTCCTGGGCCGCGAGACGGCAAGAGTTATCGTGATTTTGTCCGAAGCGCTCAACAAGAAGCTGGAGGATATTTCCGGGACGGCGAAACAGATTTTAGTCACTCTTAGCGATAACGGCGCCGTTACGTTGAGCTTGCCCCAGGATGTGGACACGGATTCTTCGCCGACTTTTGCCGGGTTGACGCTTTCCGGGTTGACGGCATCGAGGCTTTTGGCTGCGACCGCGGCCAAGGCGATTGAATCTGTCGGCAGTCTTGCGGCATGGCTGACTGGTGGGACAGGTGTGACCGTGGCGGATGATGGAGACGGCACGGCGACAGTCAGCATCGGACAATCCGTTGATCCGACTGATTCGCCCACCTTTGCCGGGTTGACGCTTTCCGGCGCTACTGCAAGCAGGCTTCTGGCGACCGATGGCGATAAGGCGCTGGTGTCTGTGGCGAATCTTGCCTCATGGGTTCAGGGAACCAACTACAAAGTTACTGTGACCGATAACGGTGATGGGACCGTTACTCTGTCCTTGCCGGACCTCATCAGGCTTGGGGATGCAACTAATTATGTCGAAATTGACCCAGATGGAACTTTATCCCTAAACGGCGGTACTGTTGTTTGGGATTCCATCAAATTTGGCAGTCATGTTCTGGCTAAGGGTGCAGCGAATCAGCCGACTTTGATAAATTTTGATGCAACAGATATTCTGATTTACGCCTTTGATGGCGGTGGGGCCACGAACGAACTGCATGGTTCCTTGACTTTGAATCACACTTACAAAGAAGGTACTGATATTTATTTACATGTTCATTGGTATCCAACAACTGCCGCCGCTGGAAATGTTAAGTGGCAGATTGAATACTTTGCCAGCACCACAGGTTATGTCTATGCAACAGATACTGTTTCTGTTGTCAGTGCCGCTACAGGAACAGCCTGGGAACAGATAATGGAAACTTTTTTAACGCCTATTCCTGGAACTGATTTTGACATCGGCACGCAGATAAATTTCAGAATTTTTCGAGATTCTAGCGATGCTGATGATACCTATACTGATGATGCCGCTCTCGGGGCTGTTGGAGTTTATCATCAGGTAAATACTATGGGCTCCAAGCAGATGGGAACGAAATGATTGAATACAAGCAATTGAAACTGAACATGTCTTATTCCGACCTGGAGAATGTCGTTCGGCTTGCCGATATGTTTTTCAAGCACGCCAAGATGGACAGATTCGGGTTTCGGTTCGATATCGAATCCGCTGTCAATTATACCTCGGCGATAGCTGAAAATCCGAGCTATTGTATTTTCCTCGCCAAAGATAAAGATGCGCCCGTTGGGCTCATGATAGGATTTATCGGGCCTTGGATGCTGGACGCCAGTCAATTCGTGGCGCATGAACAGATTTGGACCGTTGACCCAAAATATCATGGCAAGGGAATAGGCAAGAAACTTTTTGAGTTGTTCGTGGCATGGGCGAAAAGGTCCGGCGCGACACATATTTCAGCGCCGATTATCAAATATGAAGGCAAAAACGACGTGGATGAAATGCTGAAGAAAAACGGTTTCTCGGAACTGGAAACCAACTACATGAAAGAGGTGTAGATATGGGCGTGGCATCTGGAATTGCTGCTGCTTTATTCCCGCCTGTAGCTCCATTGGTTTACGGCGTGGAAAAATCTACCGAAGCGGCCGAAAAAGCTGCTGAAGCTCAAGCCGGTGCCGCACAGAGGGCCGGCGACATACAGATGCAGATGTTCCAGCAGGCCAGGGCCGATATACGGCCATGGCGGGAAGCTGGTGCGCGTGCACTTGGGCGGCTTGAAGAATTGATAGCCAGGGAACGGCCTGGTATTCCAACTCTTCCCGAAGCGCCGACAGCACCCACGCCGCAGGAAATCGCCGAACGCATGGCCTTGGACCCTGGATATAGATTCCGGCTTCAGGAGGGGATGGACGCGGTAAAGAGCGCCATGGCCCGCAGCGGGCTTTTGGGTAGTGGAGCAACATTGAAAGGGCTTACACGTTATGCCCAGGACTACGCAAGCGGTGAATTTGGTCAAGCTTATGGCCGGGAACAGGAGGCGTATCGGAACGCCCTGGCGAAATATGCCAGCGATTACGGCCGCGCCATGGATATTTATAACCTGCAGGCCGCGGATTATTACAATGCGCTGGCTCCATATCAATCACTCGCTGGTATTGGACAGACAACCGCCGCCCAAATGGGGCGGCTCGGCCAAACTGCTTCCCAGGGAATAGCCAATGCTTTGATGGCCGCCGGGGCTGCAAGGGCTGAAGGCATAGCCGGCAGGGCCAGGGCTATCACAGAACCTATTTCCGATATATACAGAAACATTTTCTCTCTTGCAGGAGCGGTATTATAGCAAATGATGCACAGAAATAGGAGGCATGACCATGCCATACGTCGCACCAATGGACCTGGATTTTTCAAACGAAATTGCGAGAGCGTTTGAACAGAGAAGGCTTAAGAAGCAACAGCAGCTTCAGAACGCGATGCTTTACGCGGAGCTCGGCCAGACAAAAGCCGCGAATGAACTGCTGCGGCGCGGTGGGTTTCCGGAGATGGAGGCTTTACCCGAGCAGGATGATCTTGAAGTTCAAAAGTTCAAGCTCGATGTTTTTTCTACGGCGGTGGATTTGGCCGAACGCGATCCCAAGGCTGCGAAACAATTGCTTTCCAGGTTTGGATTTGGAACGCTTGATTTTGTGCCTGCTAAAGAAGGCGAGCCTCAACGAATGAGATATACGCCAAAAAAAGGATCGCCGCTTTATGGATTGAAATTTGAGGGGCCATCGGAAGGCGTGAAGGCTGTCACTTCCGCTTTAGCGCAAAACCCTCAGCTTGCTAATGATCCACAAAAGTTTGTTACCCTTTTGGCTCAACATGGTGTTAGTTCTGAACTCGTCAGCAAGAAAGGCGAGGGCGCCGGTGGCGGTCGAGGAATCGCGGCGGTCGATCTGAAACGTGTTGCGGATGCAGTGAAACCATTTTTCCAGGCTGATGAGTTTGGCAATATAAGACCTGAACATGTTAAAGAATATGCCATGGCGGTTCAGCTGGCCGGGGAGCTCTTTCTATCCGGGGTGCCTCTTACCGACGCCATTACTCAGGCGCTTTTTGAAATTCGGAAAGGTCGCGGATTGGATGCTGTGCCTGAATACTCAAAAGGTGCGGTTTTTGACAACATAAATAAAGCAACTTCTTATTTATCCGATCTTGCGACGCGTGTTCCTGTGGATTACAACAAGGCGCAAGCCGCATTGAAAGCCAAAGGATTCCCTGAAGACAGGATACCGGAAATCCTTGAACGGGCGGGAATTTGGCGCAAAAAAACCAAGGCAAAACCGGCAAGGCCCAACGTAACCGGGACAAAACCGGCAGAAACCCAAAAAGCCGGACCAAAACCAACGAAAACGTTCAATAGCCCTGAGGAAGTAAGAGAAGCCATGCTTCGCGAGGAAATTAGCCGGGCCGAGGCAGTTGAAATTCTCAGGCGGAATTTTGAGATGCAATAAATGCCGAAATCGAGATTGACAGCAGAGCAGTTTCTGGACGGCATAGAACCTTCGGCTGAGGAATTTCCCGCCGAAGCAAAGCCCAGGGTAAAGCAACTCTCGGCCGAAGAATTTCTCGACGAGGTAAAGCCCGCGGCGGTACAGTCAGCCGAAGAATTTCTTGATGAAGTAACGCCTCCTGTAAGTGCGGGTCCGCCTGCGCCGCCTATTGAAGACCTGCCTGCTGAAGCGCAGCCGATATTCGCCGAGGGGCCGGAGTTCATGCCTGAAGATTTCGCCACGATTACTTTCGGCCATGAACCGGTTGGCCCGCCAGTACCATCGGCTATTCGGGGTTTGGACAAGGGCGAGATGCCGCCATCGCTGTTTCCGCCAAAAGAAACTCTTTTTCCTGCCGTAGAAACAAAAGAAAAACCCCTTGTAGATCCGTGGTTTGATCCTCTTTTTATTATCCCAAGTGGCGCAGTAGGTAGCTTGGCCGCAAGAGCTGCCGGGAAAGGAGTTGCTAAGTCTGTCGCCTATGGTCTTGGTACTGCGGCTGTTGCCCTCCCCACGGAAATGGCCGCTGGGTTGGCCGCCGATGTTGTTGCGGATGAACATCCGCTCGCAGCCTTCGGGCTAAACATTGGTATTTCGGTTTTATCGCCTGCCACTTTTGAGCGAATGGTTAGTAAGGGCATGTATGGCACCTGGCTCGGCACAACGAAAATCGCGTTAAAAACTGCTGAAGAAGCTGGTAACACAAAAATCGCAGCCCAAATAGGAAGGGTAATGAATAAGGCCGATGAGGCGTTGGTTAAGGCCAATTTCATAGAACCACCGGCGAAAAGGACCGCCAGGAAAATTTTCCAGCAGATGAAAGCGGCGAGGGCCGATGAAGCCGCTCAGAAATTAACCAGGGAAGAAGCCGCGGCAGCCTTTGAGGTCGCATCTGAGAGGCTTTCCAGGGTTACTCAAAGGGGCAGCGCCAAATCCATACAAAAAGCCGCAAGAAAGGCGGCTGTAGCGGCAAGACAGTTACAGGATGCTGAACTCGCGGAAGCGGCCTGGACAACCTATCGCGCCGCGAGAAATCCATCCATGGCGTATAAAATCCTTGGAAAAAGCGGCCGCGCCCTCGCCCGCGCCACGGCCATGACGCAAGGGGCGGCTGTTACCGCGCCGGTGGCAGGGCTTTATGGCGGCATTGATTGGGATACGTTTGAAGAAACAGGTGAACTGAAATTCGATTACAAGAACGCCGCTATTTCCGCCCTTGTGATAGGCGGAGGCACCGCGGCGGCGGTAAAAAGCCTGAAAGTCATTGATAATATAGAAAAAAAGTGGGACAAAAAAATTGCCACGCCGTTTTTGAACTCCTTTAAGGAATGGGCCAAGACGCAGACAAAGATTCATGCGCCGAGGGTGGCGTATGGTCTTGGTTTTGAGAGTGATCCCAAGTTTAAGGACTTGATGCGGCGCACTATGGTCGCGCTTAATAGGGCAGATGAGCGTGCGATTAAAATAGCTAATGAAATCAATGAGATTGCCCCAACGGCTACCGCGCAGCGCAGAATGACGCAAATTATACAAGGCAGCGCTGGCGCAAGCGCGGAGATGAAACGAAAGGCGGAAAAATTCAATAAGCTGTTTGCCGAGGCGCGGAAGATCCAAAAAGAACTCGGCATTGCGAGATATTCCATGTTTGACAAGCTCACCAGGAATCAGCGCGCCGCTTATCGGCTTATCGGCGACAATGCCGCCAAGATAGACACGCCTGAAGCGCTTGAGACAATGCGGCGCGTCGGAATGGATGATTACGCAGATCAGATTACGATTCTTTCCGACAAGCTCAAAACGGCGTCTCCGCAACAACAGGAACAAATCATGAATCGTCTTGAGCGCGTCAAGGGCGAGGCGGCTATATTCGCCAAGCAACGGCTCAAGGATTATTACCATGTCGGCAGCACAAAAGAATACATCCCAAGGATGTATGATATCCACAACATGACTCCGAAGAAGCGAAAGGATTTAGAAGAATTCGTCAAGGAACTTAAAAAACAGCGGGCTAAAATCACCGCTCCCGATGAAAGACAAGCGGATTTAACGGCCTCTCAATTGGAAGAATTGGAAGCTGCAAGATACCTAGATGACCTTATCGCTACGGCCGAAGAATATCTTGGCAAGAAAAGCAAGGCGGCGCTCCGGGAATTTCGGGAAAAACTCGATCTTGGCTATACCCACCGCCGACAGGACATCCCTGAAGAACTTCAGCGTCTTATGGGGCGCATTGATGAAGCAGCATATCCTGTAGCCAAGGGAATGACCACCCAATTCCAAGATGTCATCAAGGCGAAAACATTCCAGGAGATTGCCAATAACCCGAATTGGGTGAAAACCAAGCCCGAAGGATTGATGAAAAATTATCATCTTGTTCAGGATAAGAGATTCGGCGCGCTTAATGGAAAATATGTCCGCAAAGATATTTGGAATGACTTGAGAGAGGTCGAGGAATGGAGAAGCGCGGCTATCCAGCTTTTTGATAAATATCAGGGGCTTTGGAAATATGGAAAGGTTGTTCTGAACCCCGCGACACAGGCAAGGAACTTCGTTGGGAATTTGTGGTTGGCATTTTATGGCGACGTGAACCCGGTTACAGACATGCCGGTATACGCCAAGGCGTTTGATGCTATCCGCCAAAAGGAGGCCAATGTTTTTTACCGGGAAGCCAAGGATTTCGGCTTGTATGACAACACATTCCGCAAAGCGGAACTCGGGCGATTGCGGGATGAATTGAACGAGATTCGCAATCCGCAGCAATTGCGGTCATGGATACGCAAAGGCTTTGAATTCGCTGGAGACGTCTACCAGAAAAACGAAGAATTTTTCAAAACCGCTGTATTCATCAAGGCGCGCCAAGACGGGCTTAGCGTGGAGGAAGCCGGCAAGAAGGCGCAGAAATATCTGTTTGATTACAGCGATATTCCACCGTTAATAAAATGGAGCAAGCGGTGGTGGAATCCGTTCATCACCTGGGCGTATAAATCCAAGCCGTTGCTTGCGGAAATGGCATTCCGAAAGCCCTTCAAGGTCGCTTTGTCCTTGGGGGCCATGCAGGCTGTTGAAGAATATTCCAAGAAAAAGCTTGGCATCAGCGAAGAAGAGGCCAAAAGGGAACGGGCGCTTTTACCGAAGTGGATGCAAACCCGTTTGGGTGTCATAGGTCCGAGAGCACACATATTGATGCCGTTTAAGGACAAATGGGGCAACAATCTCTATCTTGATGCTTCTTATTTTTTGTATGGCGATGCGTTGCAGGGGCTTGTACCATCCGCGCCATATTTGAGAGTCCCGGCCGCTCTCGTGATGAACAGGGACCCGTTTACCGGGCGGGAAATAGCGCCCACTGTTTATCTCCAGGAAAGCGAAACGGTCAAAAGCAAAACCAAGGCGCTCGCCAAGGTCTTGCAAAAGTATATTGATTTCGCCTATAAGGAAATTGCGCCACCGATGGCGCCTGGTGGTTATGGGTTTGAAAAACTCAAGGTCGGCCTGCAAAATGCGTTGTCGGATGAAAAAAAGGTCATGGATTGGGCAGGCAGGCCATATGAATTGTCAGACGCCATAATGTCTGCATTGCTTGGCATCAAGTTGTCTCCTGCTGATGAGGAAACCTTGCTTAAATACTACAAATTGCAAATGAACAAGGTCGCCAGGAAAGCAGGGGAAGAGATTTCCGACATCAAGCGCCAGATGCGGCGCAACGAAATAAGCCATGAGGAAGGAATCAAGAAGATTTCCGAGATAAAAACGTTAAGTCTCCAGATCAGAAAAGAAAAACTGGAGGCCGCATTCGGGAGGTAATATGAAAAAGGGCATAGCTGTTTCTTTGTTCGCTGTTTTCGCGGTTGTCTCTGTCGCCATTGCCGCTGAGCTTGTTATCAGCCCGATATGGCAAGTGCTGGATTCCAACGGCACGCCGGTGGCGAACGGCACAATCTATTTCTACGAAGCCGGAACGTCCACGCCGAAAACCGTATATGCGGACAAGGACCTGACAACGGCTGTAGGCACTTCTGTTACGCTGAACAGCCGCGGCGAACCGCAATATGGCGGCACAAGCACCACCTTGTACGTCTCTGGAACGTATAAGGCGGTTATCAGGGACGCAGCAGGCGCCATCATTTACACCCAAGACAATCTCGAAGGCGTTTATCAATATCTCATTGATACTGATAACACCTATTACGTGGACCCGGATGAAACAGACCAGGGGGCCGCCGGAAATGGTTCGAGTCTGAAGGACCTCGTTGATTCCATCGGTTCTGACCAGGCGACTATCGTATTTCCTCATACCGATAGCGGGGCGACTACCACGTTCACTTTGTCCACCAGTGAAACCGTTCCCGCCAATATCACTGTTGAATTTGAGCGCGGGGCGGTTTTGTCTATTGATTCGGGGATAACCTTCACCGCCAGTCATGTTTCGGCAGGGCAGTATCAGATTTTTTCAGGGAGCGGTACCGTTACCCTGGAAGAAGAACAGACGGAATGTTACGCTGACTGGTGGGGTACAGATGATGATGCTATCCAGGCGGCAATAAATTCAATGACTTCGGGAACAGTTATTGCCCAGGGTGGGATAGTTTATCTCGATTCGACCGTGACTCTTGCGCCCAATGTGGACCTGTACATCCCTGAAGGAACTTCGATTATTCCAACGGCGGATGTTGATATGTTCAAGGTTGTCCGCAAGAGCATGATTCGCGGACGAGGGATTATTGACCCTGGTGAATACACTATTGTCGGTGGCACTCCTGGGAATGATATTCATTGGGGCATCCAGGGCGTCAGGATTCGGAACAGCACCAGCGATTATACCGGCACTGGAATCCATTGTGATTCTTCAACAGGTCCTGTTTCGCAGTTGATGGTTTCTGATGTTAGTGTTTCAAATTTTGAATATGGTATTCATCTGGATCCATCTGTGGATTCGTTTGTAAATGGCAATATGTTCAGCAATGTTTATTTGACTAACAAGTATAACCTTATTTCTTCTGCTTATACCGGAGGTGCCGGGACTGGTGCAGCTGGGAATATTTTTGTGAATTTAGTTTGCCAAACTGTTTCAGCGACGGAAGCGAACATTAAATTCGCTGCTGGTGCTGATGGGAATATCGTACAAGCTAAGCTTTTTGATTTTCAGCAAGCTAATGGAGACCACTCAATAGTTCTTGAGGAAGATGCAGACAATAATGTCTTTTTTGTTGCTGATTTCTCAATGGATTACTATAAAGACTATGGACAAAGAAACAGCATTCTTGGTGGAGAACCTACGGTAAGAGGAGCTAATCTTATCAATGCGTCTAATCCGCCGAGAAGTTATGATAAAGCAGTCTATAGCGGCAACCAGGATGACTACCTGGCCTATGTGCCATATCTTGGTTCTGTGAGCGCGAGTGCTCCTGCTGATTCCGGGTCTTATACAGACATCTTTGACCCGACAAATGCAGGATATGTTACTTGGACTGCGGCATCTTTGCCGGTTTGGTTGACCATAACCACCGCGAATACAATCAATTTGGCGACCCTTGGCATTGATTTTAGGTCTGCCTCATATGTTCCTGATGATATAACCATCCGGTGCTATGATGGTGCTTCATGGAAAACGTTGAAGACCATCTCTGACTTCACTTCCGGCAACACAGAAAGAGCTCATATAGTTGCTTTCGGGTCCGAAGAAGAGGAAGCCGGAGCGAGGGAAGATGTTCAGCAGATTGAAATAACTTTCGATAACGCGAACGGCTCCGAGATTCGGGTGGATAGAATCTGGCTGTTCACGCCATCAAGGTCAGGTAATGCATATGTTCCGAGGATTTTTGCAGACTATGTTAATGGAGGCACAGGCATTACTGCATCTTCTGATGGTGCTGGAGGTGTAACCATAGCCGTGAAACAGCAGACAGCGATAACAGACGCTTCAAGCGTGAGCTCTATATCTGCTGCTTCAGGTTCAGATTCTATTGACTTAAGTCAATTCAACACAGACCTTGGCACTCTCACGACTCAAATCAATGCAATTGTGACCAAGCTCAACGAGGTGATATCCGCACTTGAATCGGCTGAAATTCTTGCGCCATAAAGGGAAACAGCATGGAAGGCCATCTTTTCGGGCTCATCATTACCGGGATTACCGCAGCTTCCGGCGCCGTTGGCGCTGTAGGGGCATATGCCTGGATGCACAGAGAAACCAGGCAATCCGTGGATACGCTGATGAATCCTGAACATGGAGCGGTGAGACAGACATCTTGCAGGGAACGCCGAAAAGGCTTGTCTGATCTTCTGCAATTCAAAATCGAACAGCAGCGGCTGGATATAAGCGAATTGAAAGCCGATATGAAAAACGTCCTTGAGGGACAGACGAAAATCCTTGCTCGCCTGGGGCTGCAGAAATGATTTCTCCGACAGGTTATGGCATCCGCCATGATAGCATGGGGTCCGGCTGCTACCGTGCCCCTCGTGGAGACCGCTGGCATGATGGCGTGGATTTTCTCTGCGAGCCCGGGCAGGATATTGTGGCCCCTATTGCCGGCGTTGTGATGGGTCCTGCGAACCCATATCCAGGCGGGCCATATACCGGTTTGGTTCTCGAAGGCAATGATTGCGTACTGAAAATCTTCTATGTCCGGCCCCTGCGGAGTCTTTTCAAGAAGTGGGTAGAGCAAGGAGAAGTGATTGGGAAGGCACAAGATATCTCAGCCAAATATGGCGGCGGCATGCTCCCTCACGTGCATGTGCGCGTGATTTCATACAACCCGCAGTTGCTCTTGAAAGGAGATTGACATGGATGCTTTGCAGACGGCGGCCCAGTGGATTCTCGCGCATGTCCCGGACTTGATCCAGGTGGCTGCGTTGATTGTGGCCGCAGCGGCAGCGATTGCCGCCTTGACTCCGACTCCTGACGATGACAGCATGGTCGCCAAAATCAAAAAGGTGGTGGATTGGCTCGGATTGAATTTCGGACACGCCAAGAACGCCGGGCCGAAATAGGGGGCGTCGTGGCCGCACTTACTGCACAGGGAGCGGCCGCAGCTATCGTGGCCGTCAGGGAGGTAATGCGTGCGATCAAACGTTTTCTCCGTGATGTTCGTAATCGCCGCGCTCGCAACGATCCTGCTGGTGAATGGATGCGCGAGTTCAATGCCACCGAAACCACCGAGGCCGGTTCTGGAAAGCCTAACCCCAACGATTGACGGCGGCATCTGTCTTGACCGGATGGATGCCATGGAGCTTCTTTTATACATCTACGCACTGGAGGATGGCTATGATCTGTGAAAAGTGCAAAGGCAAAGGCAAAGGCAAAGGGGGCAAGCGCGGGCGATGAACATCCCGAGCTCTGTCAAAATCGGAGGGCACATATACAAGGTGTCATACCCTCATCAGTATGTCGAAACGTCAGACTACGCAGGGCAATGTGATAATAATACCCTGGAGATAAGAATCGCAGACAAAACGCCGACGGCGAGAACACGACCGGAATCATGCGTGATTGAGATTTTCATCCACGAACTGCTCCATGCGATTTCCTGCGTATGGCATGGACAAATGGAGGAGGATCAAGTTTGTGCAATGAGTCAAGGCATCTTTGCTTTTCTTGTTGACAACGGGTATCTTCCAATAGTAGAATGATTATGACTCTGCCAACCTGCCGGTGCCAGCATTGATTGGCACCAAAGAAGTACCCCATCCCGCTGGGCCAGGGCGGGATGGGGCTTTTTTGTGGGTCATGAATCTCGTTAGCTAAAAGCCAGTAGCGGCCATCATCAAGATTTCCATCATTCGCCTCCCATCCAATGCACTTCAGCACATCGCAGACATTGCACCACACTATCATTCAGTACATAGAAAATGTCATTTCCGCACTTGCAGGCAAATCGCACTTCGCCACGAACTCCCGTAGGCCAGATGAACACGCCCTTCATGGTGTGGCACTCGGGGCATTCCAGGTCATAGACTGTACCGATTGGTGCAATAGCTATCCATTTGTGCCCACACTCAATGCACCTGGCCGGGCCTGCGAGATGCGGGTTGCTTCGATAATCTTCAAGGTTGATGACTGTCATTCGCCTCACGTTTTCTTGATGTCAGTCCACTTGCTTTCCACGCCGAAGATATACCGATACGTAGCAGCAGAGTTCCGGAGACGCAAAATATAATGGCTGCGGTTAGGTTAAGCTGCTGGTCTGATGCCACGCCGACCAACCATCCGATAGTCGCGCCCCATAGTGCTGCTGCGATTATCATCGCGGCCATGATGGTCATATTTCGCTTTTCCATTTATCGTCACTATCCTTGCAAATCGCCACGAACCGGCCCAGCAGATAGCCAAATGCCAGCGCGATGGTGGTTGTGATGATGATTGAAAGCACGGTGTCCCTCTTCACTCTTCATTCAATAAATCCAGGACTAGGATCACCAATTGCCAAGCTATCCAGATGTTGAGCACGATCAGTACCGGCGCCTGGATGGTTTGAATGATATTTTGAACCGTGGGATTCATTTCCTTCCCTCCTTGAAATAAGGTGCCCGCGCCGGAGAGCGATTCCCAGTCAGCACCGAATTCGCCTTTCCCTTCGTTGTTAGTATTTCCGGCGCGGGCACGCATTTTAGCAAGCAGATTCTTCAGGCCCTTCTTTCCGCAAACATTTCGCCGGCAATTCATCTGCCTTGGTGGCGATGGGAGCGCCATTCAACCGATGGCATCGATATTGCGTGTTACCACGGTCATCCCATATTTTCCACATACGTGAGCATAAAATGCACGGACTCATTTTCAAGCCTCTTTCCCCCATGCCGGGCATCCCTCCCGGGATTTGCACTTCTCGCATGCCTCCGGCGCGAGCTTGTTATCAGGACATGGTCCTATGTAGGACTCATCAACAAGATGCTCCTTCAGTTTTTCGGTTTCGTTTTCCGTGAGTTCTTTCGTGTCCGGGATATCGAAAATATCAACCGCAAGATTTTGCGGCAGCCCGGCATCTGCGGCCTCGTCGATAACAACAGCACGGGCCATTTCGGGCGACAACGGCAGGTACTTGCATAGCCGCCGGATGGCCGTTTTTTTCCACATTTCTTCTTCATGAGTATGCCAAGGACTGCTTTTCCCCTTGGCCGCAGCGCTGGACTTCTTGATTTTCTCCACGTCAGATGGGGCAAGCACGGAGAAAATATAGCCGGCGTTTTTAAGCTTCGCCACGGCATAGACGGCCTCCTTTTCCGGCCCATCACCCCTTGCCGCGAGGTTGGGGACGTGGTGAAGGCGGGGCTCGGTTCCCATGGAAAACTCGAACTTGTCACCCTTATAGACGATTTCTGCGCTGATCGACTCCACCCGGCCGGAACGATACGCGAGGTCCATCAGACCCTTGTAACCTGGTATCAGCGTCGCTGTGGTGCCGTAGGGCACGAGGTATGCCAGCCCGCGGCCGTCGATCTCCAGCCCAAGTTGCGAACTCTCCACGATGGCCGCGCACAGGGACATGGGGTCGCACTTCATGAGTCCCGGCGTCCGCTTGATGGTGGTTATGGCAACGCGAATCATGCGCTCGGGCGTCATGTGCCTGGGGAGCGCGGCCGCAATGGCGTCCTTGTACTTCATCAACATGCTTTGCACCGCGGTTACGGTGTTCTGTCTGGTTGCGACTGCGGTTGTCATTTTCCCTCCTCCTTGGAGTAAAACTTAAAAGTTTTGAATGGCTTCCCCTGCTTCTCGTACTTGCATAGGTCCACGCCATCCGCCAGCGCGGCCTTTTTATCTATGGTCTTGCGTCCGGCCTGCTCGCGGAAGTACACGCGGCATTTATCACATTCCGCAGCGTCAGCGCCTTCCATGAGTTCCAAGAGGCGCGCTTTGGCGGCGCGTTCTTCTTCCTTGGCCTCTTCCAGAAAGAGGCGGGCCTCCTGGTAACGCTCCACAGCCTCATCCCATTCTTTACAGCCGCGCTTGTCAATGATTTTTTCTTTCGGGTCGATAGGCGGGATTTCCTGGATATGCTTTTCCCCACGATCCGGCGGCGTGCCGGTTTCCACCAGATTCCAAAACGCATCAAGCTTTGGAACAACGAGCTGGATTAGTTCATCATCCCTCTCGATGTCCCAGTATTCCATCTCCCACAATTCGGCGCTGAATATGGCGAATGATCCCCATGATAAATCAAGGACATAAAGATAATGCTGAATCTGAAGGACATATTTCTGCGGCAGCCCTTCGCGCTGGATTTTGCGGAAGGTGCTGGCTCTCGGGCATTTGATTTCAAGGACGCCCGTTTCATTCTTATCGTCGTCAAAAATAATCCTGTCTGGATTGGCGATAAAATGCGCTTTTTCGGGATGGCGCATTAACTGAGAGGGCGCCGCCATTGGCCTTCCTGTCAATTCTTTGTATATTTTCGCAACGATATCCTCCAAAACTTTCCCTCGTTTCATGTCGGCTGTTTCAACTTGGCTATCGTCTGACAGCCCCATTTTATCCAGCCAAACATCATACGAATCTTTCCATGGGTCCACCCCGAGGATAGCACCGACATCCGAGCCGCCGATGCCCTTCCTTCTGGTTTCGAGCCATTGCTTACGGTTCATCCACCCCTCCGAATCTCCCGTAGCAACTCCGCGCTTTCATCGGCAAGACGGCTAGCTTGGTAAAGTTGCGCCTCAAGCCGCTTGATCCTGATGCGGAGTTTGTCGTTTTCCGCCTCGGCCAGCAATGCCCTTTTTCGCCACGCCCGGCGCAGGCGGTTCTGATTCGCTGCGGCTGTGGTATGCTGGTTCATTTTTGAAGGCCGTAGATTTCGCCCCTGACCTGCAAGCCCTTGGGCAGCTCCCTGATTTGCGTGCCACGCAAATCTAGCCATCCCCCGACATACAGATCCTTTGGAAGTTCCCTTATCTGCGTACCAGACAGATTCAAGGGACCCCCGACCTGTAGGCCTTTTGGAAGCTCCTTGATTTGCGTATCCCGCAGATCAAGCCAACCCCCAACCTGTAGGCCCTTTGGAAGCTCCTTGATTTGCGTATCCCGCAGATCAAGCCAACCCCCAACCTGTAGGCCTTTTGGAAGCTCCTTGATTTGCGTATCCCGCAGATCAAGCCAACCCCCAACCTGTAGGCCCTCTGGGAGAGATGTGATCGGCGTGTCCCACAAGATTAACCATCCCCCGACCTGCAATCCCTCAGGAAGAGATGTAATTTGTGTACCACATAGATTTAAATTGCCCCCGACCTGCAAGTCCTTGGGCAGCTCCCTGATTTGCATTTCCCGCAAGTCCAAAGAACCTCTTACCCGTAAACCATCGGGGAGAGATGTGATCGGCGTGTCCCGCAAGATTAGCCATCCCCCGACCTGCAAGTCCTTGGGCAGCTCCCTGATTTGTGTGCCACGCAAATCTAGCCATCCCCCGACCTGTAGGCCTTTTGGAAGCTCCTTGATTTGCGTGTCCCGCAGATCAAGCCAACCCCCAACCTGTAGGCCTTTTGGAAGCTCCTTGATTTGCGTATCCCGCAGATCCAACCAACCCTCAATCTGTAGATTCTTAGGCAGAGAAGCGATCGGCGTGTTCCATAGGATCAGTCCACCTCCGACTTGTAAGTCCTCAGGAA